GCCGAGCCTTTTGACCCCTGATCACTCCGGCCCAATAGTTTCGAGGGAGGAAGCTAGGGAAAAAGGACTAACAAGGTTCTTTACCGGAAATCCGTGCGGTCGTGGTCATATAGCTGAAAGAAATGTATGCAATCGTCAATGTGTTGAATGTAGAAGAAATCAAGAAAAAGATAGATATCATAAAGACCCCGACAAATATACGGCAAGAAGCCGCAAGCAATATGCCAAAGATCCCCACTACCATCGCAAGAAGGCTCAAAACTGGAGGAAAAACAACCCCGAAAAGTCTAGGGAGTATGGTAAAGAGTGGGAAGAAAAGAATAAACACAAGAGAAAAACCTACAAGCAGCGCCGCCGGGCAGCTGAAAAGGGGGCAGATGGGACTTTTTCTCCTGATGATATTTTAAGAATTTTTGATATGCAAAATGGCAAATGCGGCATATGCTCTACTAAGAAAACCATGAAACAAATGCATATTGACCACATTAAGCCCTTAAGTAAGGGAGGGTCAAACTGGCCTAAAAACCTACAGTTACTATGTGCCAAGTGCAACAAAAGTAAATGGGCAAAAGACCCTTTAGATTATATGAGAGAACTGGGTAAGCTGCTGTGACGGAGATTGCAATGCGAGATGACGATGAAGACTATTCGGACATTGAGATTGCCGAATTTGAGGAGCCGCCCCTAGACCCCGTAGCTGCCCGCGCGGCTTCATTTACAAGGCTTCTGGCGCTCGTTGATCACATAAGAGATGAAGAGGCTAAGAAAGAGGCTTTGATGATGCTCAAGGCCATCCGAAGGTCATTTAAAACTATACCTACGGCAGAAGATGTAACTCCGATAGGTAGCAAGTGATATATATTATTGTGTTCATTTGTTCGGCACATTTACCGCACCAAGAATGCAATACAAAAACCGCCAGAGCCTATCGGTCATATTCTCAATACGGTTATGTTTGTGGTCTTCCCAATCAAATGGGTCAAATTGCATCATCTCCTATTGCTCCTCAAGAGGATGAGTATCTGAAGATTCAGTGTCGGGTTGGACCACCTCTTTAAACCGCCACCTTTCATACTTCATGCGTCGGATCATTGATGCTGTAATGATGCAAACTTCATCCTCAACATAATCTGAAATTACCCTAAAGGCATCGTCCCAACCTTTTTTATATTCTTCATTCATCATTATCTTCTTTCAATTTTAAGTGCTTCCATCTTTGGCCGCACCTTATGTTTGTTATCGTTGTCGGGTGAACGCCATATTCTCTTGCCAGCACTTTATGCCGAGTTAAATCAGCGCGACTAAAAATGTCCCTTACTTGATCTTCTGTCAGCTTATTGTTGCCGTGGCGTTCACCCCTAGCGCCTGTCCTTTTATTCATCCGTAAATTTTTCTATTATTTCTTCTTTATTTTTATTTGCTTTTGCGGCCTTAGCATCTTTAGCTTCGGCAATCTTTTTTGCGACCTCTGGGCATTTTTTCTTAAACTGAGTAAGGTCTTCTGTAAGATCATCAATCTTTTTATCTGCGGATTTCTTTTCAGCAGTCACGCGCGCTAAAGCTTTTTCTGCAGTCAAGGCTCGCGCTTCTAACTCACCAATAGCATCACCAACTGCAGCGTTGCCCTTTAAATAAAATTTTTGACGCATTTCGTTGTAATAAGGCATATTACCTTTAATGGCGATGTAAGATCTTTCGCCTACAGCAAACTGCCCCGGGCTCAATTCTAATGGCCCCAATACATACATTTTCTCTTTGTGCAAGATATCTTTAGACATATCCATCTCCATTTCAATTTAATGATTACAGCTTAGGCTCTTTTTCTACTTGTGTCAAAACGCATTTAGTAACTAACGTTTTGTCCATTTTTTGTAACTTAACTTTAGCCAACTCACATGCTTGATAGTCATAAAATGGAACAAACGTCGCCCCGCCAATGTGAATCACGAAAAGAACTACAGGTGCAATTGGTATCATTTTGGTGGTTGAACTCCGTGGTCATGGCTAATCGTCATAAACATATAGTTGCGAACGTTTAGCTCAAGCTCTCGCGATTTTGCTAAAGATTGATCTGCCGCAATCATTGCCAGCAACGCCATACCCATGAGGCTTAAACATAATATCATATCAATCTTTATCATTTATTTTCCTTTCATCTTAAACATTTCAATTGGAATAAAATAAACAGGCTCTACATCCTGATCATCATTGCGGTCTGTCCTACCGCCAAATCCCAATTCAAATAAACCAACATTTGTAACTTTTAGGTAACCAATTCCATCTGTCCACTCAGCAACAATAAAGAATGGCTTTCCTGTTTGTATTGATAAGGTTGATCCTTTCCATATTTTAGCCGCACTAATCATTAGTGTTGGATAAAGACTACTTGCGTTGTTGCGACATTTGACTTCAGCCCAAGATACAATTTCACCATTCTTAATGATGGCGAAATCTACTTCGTATCTTATTGGTAGTTTTCGCGCTGTATTGTCAGAACCATCAAGCAGCCTTTCCATTGCCGCCCTCTCTCTCCTCCTATCATTTTCGGATTCATAAAGAGGGCGTGACATTATGGATTAACTCTTGTTACTTTAGCATCCCAGCGAACAGATTCGGTAACAATCTTTGGATCTTTTGCGTCTTGCGTTAAGAACTGTGTTGCGATTGGCCCAACGCCAAGCGCCATCCAATATCTTGCTCCTGTTGCTGGTTTCCCGTCCCAATTTTGCAAGTAACTAAATTTAATCACATCTTGATAATAATCACCAAGCACTTGCATCTGAGATATACGTTCTTCAAAATGAACAATTTGAGTCCCCTGACTTGCGGCTGGCGGCCAACATTTAAAAAAATCAAATTTTGGATAATCTATATAGTCAGAGCCAACATCTTGAAACTCTCCCCAACCAATTGGCGGGTTTAAAACTACCTTCTTACCTTTTGGATAATCGTCGCGCCACTCGGCAATACCAAATCCGGTGTTATAGCGATAATACCATTTATTCAACCAAGTTCCCGCTGAGTCATAGTTGTTATACAACATTGAATCAGAGCCCTTGTCGTAACTAAACACAGAAGTAAATGATGGAGTGTTTGGCGCGACATAATCAAATCGGCGCAACTCACCTGTTTTAAATAGAGGCCAATATGCTGGCACAAATATCTTAGCCATCTTGATGCTCCAACAATTCTAGTTTCTCTTTTATTACTTGGTATCTGACCCTTAATGTTCTTACGCTACATTTACCATTAAGAGCTTCTGCAATTTCGGGATATGACAATCCCTGACGCTTTAACTCTAATATTTTTTCTTCGTATGGCGTTAGCTTGGCTGGGTCTTTCCTATGATTGTTGCTTTTATTAAGTATAGTCGCCATCTCTCTCTAGAGCCTTTCTGCACGGCGGTATCCACGTTAGGATTGTGGACTTTTCAATATTTTGCAAATCATCAATATACCAAACAAGCCAGCAGTAGCTGGTTGCAGTAGATGCTTTCTTATCAATTCTGCCTTTCACCATCGGAACGCGCTCAGAAAATTGAGCAACTATATCCGGCGGATTGTGGAGAAACATTGTATTATAACGCATAACGCCTTCAAGGAAAGAAGTTCTTACCAACATGGCAACGCCGTCTGTTGCCGTCTTCTGTGCTACTTCAATAAATTGTTGCGCCTTGTTAAAGGGTGGATTTGTTATGATCCAATTAAAATATCCCTTCATGCCGTAAGTATTAAGAAAGTCTGTAACGCCGCAATACCCATAATCATGAATGTCTGATTCAGCGACTGATGCAAAATATTCATTTAACGTCCGAGCCATATAACCGCGGTTAGCAGCTGGCTCCCATACGTTTTGATCCTTAACGCGACCTACGCCAATGACGTATTGGATGAGGGCGCGCGTAGCCCAAGGAGGCGTAGGAAAGTCATCTAAACTATCCTTGCTGTCATGCCTCTTTGCAGTAACCGCGTAATTCTCCGTTGGTATCATCACTTATCTCCATATCAATCTTCTTAGTAATTTTAATTTCACTATCCGGCTCTACGGGCATCCCACTTCCCTCCCACTTGTATAAGCTCGAGTAGGCCGCGTGGGGTGGGCCCAGATCGCAGTGGAACGTCCATCCTAGCTCTTCCCACTTCTTCTGCTGGTGGTGGGGGACGTATCTGTAATATTCCTCCTTCCCGGTAAAGTCGCTCGGTTTTTTTGTAGGCATGGAGGACACTGCTATGATCCCTGTTAAAAAGTTTTCCCAATTCGGGAAATGACATCCCGGATTCTTTTCTTGCCCGCCACATTATGTAATGACGTATTTTTACAAGCGTTGCGGTTTTTGTATCACTTTGAAGAACTTCTAAATTTATTCTATATCTTTTTACTTCTTCTCTTATTATATCACGCGCAAATATTTTAGCCATAACTCACCTTAAAAAAGATGGGGGCTTGCACCCCCAGCCTAATTACTTGGTTTCGATAATCTCATCCTCTAAGGAATCTAGATTTACCGAATAAGCCGTAGACGACGTTGCCGTCGCAGATGCTGTAGGTTTTGGCGTTTTTAACGTCTCTACATTTGACTTTGGGACGTTGAACTTTGCCACAGTTGCAGGCTTCAGCTCTGACTTCTTTTTATAGCCAATATCTGTGCCAGCAGCCGTCTTTTGATCAAGATAGTCTTGAGCAAACGTCGCGGCAAAAGCCTCATAGTTCATTGCATCTATTCGGCTGTCCATATGCGTTGGTGTGCTAAAGGCTCTGGCGTTTTTGACACAAACCATGATGACGGCAATTTCATAAGGATGAATGTCGCGACCAAGACGAAGAGAAGCCAGATCAGCAATAAGCTGAAAGTTGTCTTCAATGCCACCGTAGTTTTCTCCACGCTCGCTGATGATATCACTTGCTTGTCTTAATAAATCATATGGGTTCTGTTTAATAGTCATATCTATTCCTTTCGATATAAAGATGGGTCGCCGTTCATGGTTTTAATTTTGCCAACATATCTATGGTTGAGCGCCATCATTCCGCGGCTATAGTCTCTTGTGGTGTTTGGGTCGCGATAAAACTCTTCGACGATTACAAAATCGTTCTTTGTAAGAGCTTCAACAAAATCTTCCAAGCTTTCTGATTCATGTTCAACATTAACTTGATGAACAAGATTGCCAGAGTAACTTGGCATATGCATCGTTACCAAAAACCTCATGTCCGTTCCTTGTGTAAATGGGGTGTAATGCTGCTTTGCGAGTGACACTACACCCCAGTATCAGGCGAGGAGACCGAACTACTCACCTAATTTTAAAATCAACCAAAGTCGTCTTCACCGCCCGGCGCAGAAACTTTAGTTGAGCCAGTTGATGGAGGCGAAGAAGGAGATGGCGACGAACTACGCGCCTTGTAAACCAAATCGTCTGGTCGTTTAACCCACGAGACGATCTCGAAAACAGGAACGTAGTTCGTCGACTTTCTGGCCCCTTCACCAGAAGTCTTTGCAACAGAATCTTTTAGAGCCACGACTGGCAACTTGCCGGGGTTCTCTTTCGCACCCGACTCGTATTCGTCATGAAGCTTTTTGGCTCCATCAAGAAATGCGCCCGCGTTTGATGCGAACTCGCGGATGTCGCCGCCGTTTTCTTTGGAAAGCTTAACGACAAAGCGCACGCCACGCTTGAAGTCGTCACCCGGCTTGTCGATTGAACCTCCATCGGCATAGCGGGCCATACGAAAATCGGGAGCGCCACCAGTATTAAAGTTAATCCAGCCAATCTCAACATTTTCAAAATCAAAGATTGCCTTGAAGCTCTTTGTAATGTCAGCTTCATGTGTCTCACCATTTTCACGATCACGGCGCGCAATGCGGCCCGAGCGTGCGTCATATTTAACGATAGGAAGGAAGTCGGCGCCGCCGGTCCCAACGTTATCAAAAAATCCACCAAATGCCATTTTACTTCTCCACATTATGCGGCGGTCTGGCCCGTCGCTTGCCTCCGTCCATTTCGGACGATCCCTTCCCCTTGTCGATTACGTCACAATAAGTAACGTAAAAGATTACAAGCAATAGCCATAAACCAACGACGACCGCTGCAAGTAACAAGGTTTTAATTTCCCATTCAGTCATCGTAATGATGGGTGTATGTTTTCTAATTGCTCAAGAATTTGATCAACTGTTTCACCAATATAAAAAATCTCATCATCATCTGTGTAAATAACAGACCTTACAGCATCAGGCATTCCACTAAGGGGCCACGCTATGGCAGTAATTTTATTCGCCTTAATCAAAACTCCGCGTTCGTCTTGAACTTGATAAAGCGAAAGATAACCAAACTGATTTTCAGTAAGCATAATCATTACAACCCCCATATCTCAAATGCTGCTTGTCGCACCATTGGATCTTTAAAGTAAAAGCTATCAACCTCTGGCACGACCATAGAGGCCAGTTCCATTGGGTCCGTGCTCACCGATAAAAACCGTTGGATCGCAAGACCGATTCGCTCCAAACCTTTGACATGCTCAGATACATTTTCAAGCCGATACGTCGCGCAC